ACACAGTTACGAACAAGTGCTGCTAGTGCTTTAGGCTTACGACCCATGTCACCTTTCATATCACCCTTGTTGAACTGGTCAACATCTGTTGGTGTTAGCATCATACCTAGTGAGTCAAGTACGAACAGAACCTTAGGACGGTCTTCTTCGTCTGCGTCACCATAGTCAGCACGATATTCTTTCATAAAGTCTGAAACAATTTTAGCAACATCATCAATCATTGCCACGTTTAGTTTAAGAAGTTTATCTTCACTTGTATCTACCCCAAGTGCTTCTAACCAAGAGTTATCAAGTGCGTTTTCACTGTCGATAAGAACAACATAGATGCCTTGATCCTGTGCGTTCTTTACTACATTACCTGACGCAATGTATGACTTACCTGCGCCACTTTCGCCTGCTAGAACTGTCACTTTACCTAGTGGGATACCTTTATAAAAGTCACCACTAATCAACTTGTTTAGACAGTAGTTACCTGTTGAAATCCAAGTGTCAGGGTCACGAAAACCAATTGACATGCCCGGAACTGATTTTGTAATTGATTTGCGAAATTTACTCGCATCAAATGCTTTTGCCATAATCTACTCCATAATGTGTGAAAAAGGGAGGGCATTCCTGCCCTCCAAGTTAGTCAAATGATTAGTCACTCTTACGAGCGCGGATCATTGCCAGGATATCAGAAGCATCCTTACCAGCACCTGATGATGCTGGTGCGGAAGAAACTGCCTCTGCTTCTACTTCCTCATTAGATTTGAATGGGATGTCATCCTCGTCTTCTATTGCTACTGGAGCAGGAGTGGGTTTCGGAGCAGGTGCTGTCTTTGGAGTAGGCGCAGCCGATGCCGATGAACCAGATGATGTGTTCTGAACAGCACCTTCAGGAACCTCAAGACCATATGGCTTATAGAAGTTACCCCAACGCTGTGGATCATATAGTTCACCATCTACTGATGCTTCAAACATCTCCATGATTACATTTAGTTCCTCTTGTGAAGGACGCTTTGGCATGAACTCATTCAAATCAAACAGACCATGAGTTTCAATTGCCTGACGTTCTGCTTCATTTAGAGAACGCTCTTTACGAGCCCAATTTGAAGTAGAGTAATCTGCGTACTGACCTTTTTGCGTTTTTGTCAAACGGAAGTCTGTACCTGCATCGTAGTCAGTTGGCATGTTTTCCATATCTGGATCCATCAACGCTGCTTTTAGCAGTTTGAAGATTTGTGGACCGATCACGAAACGACGGATTGGATTTTCTGGAGTTTCCTCGTTCATTGGATCTGTTACTACAAACCCTTGGAAAATGTATGAACGTTTTTTCCAATACTTACGACCTAGTTCTTCCATTGCTGGATCTTTGAACCAAGGACGAATCTCTGCATGTACAGGACACGTATCGCCCCACATTTCAACACACGGTACTTGCACTGTAACTGGCTTCTGTTCACCACCTACAACACCTGCGAAAGGCATCTTAATCACCTGACGCTCACGCCAGAAGAATGTGTTGCCGTTATCTGCATCTGGAAGGAATCGAATAACCGCAGTGCTATCGTTATCCATATTCCAGAACGGATAGATTGCATCAGTACCACGATTTTGATTGGAATTTGATTCTGCTTTGTTTTCTTGTGCCAGCAGTTTCGCACGAATTTCTGCTAAAGTTGCCATAATGTTTTCTCCTATATTAGCCTATATTAGCCTGTGTTAGTTTTTGTATTAGCCTAGATGTATCACCTCTCTAAGTTAATAGATAGATAATAACAAAGTTATTTATCAAAGTCAAGGCTAAAATGCACCCTTTGATAAAAAAATTGGAGACATTTCTGTCCCCAATTTAATTCATAATATTTGGTATTACTTGTCAATGATTACGGTATCCATCGATTCATCTAACCAGTTGTTAAAAGCCTCTCGCACTGATTTGTCACCAAATTTGGTACGGTATGTGTTTTTCTTGAAAGACAACACATGGCCACCTTTTTGAAATCCATCAACCCCACGCTTGTTTGCATCAATCATTACGCCAGCGCCGTAGAAGTTAATATCAGAAATAGTAGCAGATTTAAACTTGTTCTGATCCACTGGACGTGCATAAGGGTCGCCTACGTTCCAAATTAAGAATACGTTGTCAATTCCCATCTGTTCAAACTTATCACGTGATGGGAAACAGTTGTACCATTTCAACGGATCGTCACCACAATGTTCTGGTAGATTTTTGTACAACCAACGACGGCTTTCTTTGTTATTTGGCGTGAATACATTTGCATACCAATCTTTTGTTGCAGCATCGAACCAAAAACTATCTACCACAACCCTTACCAATGGAACACGCTGTTCAAGTTCAGAAATCAATTCCGAATTGAAACCTAAACCAATCGCTC